GAATTTTCTCCAGACGCTTGACGTTCTAATTTTAATCTCGATGTAAAACTTGATGGCATAATTTCTTATACTCCTTATTGTTACTGTTGTAAATAATATATATTTGTCATCATTTGTCTAGTGTATATTAGTCCAAACTTCAGTAATATTTCCTGATATTGGATCCCAAAATTTAAGATTAGCTGCTGTTACATTAGCTTGATTTCCAGTAATACTCAATCTTTGTTCTGTAGTTACATTAGCATTAGATAGACTAATAGTTGATACATTTCCTGTAATAGTAACAGGCGCAGACGCTGAAACAACTATATTATTAACACTAGTGGTGATACCATTTCCAGTTATAGTTAATATTTGATCTGTTATAAAATTAGCTACATTATTTAATGATATAGTTAATTCTTGACCATTAATATCTATAAAGTTAGCAGTTCCAACAATGGCTGTTCCTACTTCTACATTCGCTTCTAATGTAGGAGTATTAATAATAATAGAGCCATCACCTAAAACTGCAAAAGTGTTAACTGTTGCTGTAAGTTCTTCTCCAGTAGCTTGAACAGTAGCTTCTGCTATAACTGTTTCATCACCTAAATTAATATTAGCTTCTTCTCCAGTGATTGCAAATGGAGCTGATGCTGTTACAGTTACATTATTAACAGAAGAATTTACAGATTGACCATCTTCAATAAAAATAATTCCATCACCTGTAACTAATCCACCTAAGCCTTCATTCCAAGCTCCAACATTCCATTCTTCACGTGACCAACCTAGTCCCCAATTTAATTGAGCACTTAATTGTTGTCCTGTAATAGTAGCACTTGTACCTTCTGCTACTGATACATTATTTAATGCTGTAGTTAATTCTTCACCAGTAATATTTGTAAATAAATTAGCAACTACAGTAGCGTTATTTAAAGAAATATTTAATAATTGACTATCAATTAATGTAAAAGCAGTTCCAGTAACAGATGCGTTATTAATTAACGCATCTGCAGAAATACCAGTAATAACAGCAGCTGCGTCTGGAGATGTATTCCAAGCACCTACATTATATGCTTCTCTACTCCAGCCTACATTAACAGCCATAAGGAACTATCTCCTTATGCTATTCTAATTAGACCGTTAGTAGCGTCTGCGTTAGGGAACTGTAATTCAAAAGTACCATTAGTAGATGTTTTTACTCCACCAAAATCTAATACAGCAATTGATGAGTTACTATTATTTGCATTGTAAATTAATGCAGCTTGTGCTGATATTGTAGCATTAGCAAATGATACATTATCACAATCAAAAATAGCAGTAGTTCCATCAGTTGAGATAGCAACGTTAGTTAAAGTAGCACCACCTGTTGTATAATTAGTACCGCTATTTGAAATTTCATTTGCAGTAGTGTACGCAGTAGTGTTTTGATTTAAAGTCGCAGTATTATCGTACAATGCACATTTTAATGTTTGTGACTCTAGGTTTCCACCCGGCGACATTAAATCCTGCTTGAACGAAACTGTGATCGCTTGAGATATGGCCATAGTTATTGTCCTCCAGTTAAAGTGTTTTCGCCTAGTGGACTACCAGGAAACTTGTAGTCAGTTCTTCTTCTTCTACGAGCTTCATTATTAATAGCAGCCACACTTTCGGCATATCTTTGTTTATAGATAGTATAATCTTCTATGTTCTTTGTAAAGAGATTTGCTTCAGCTAGACTGCCATAGAGTAAAGCATCAGAAGCGTTCTCTGTGTACCAATTTGTTGTATTAGTATTAGATAATGGGTTAATTCTTCCTTGATAGCCTAATTCCATAGTATAAGCTTGATCAGGAGTAGGTGCTACATATAGTGTATTATCATCAAAATTAGCAAAATATCTAGGTTGATCAGTTAAAGATGAATCAGGCCAATATTCTTGTAAAAATTCAATAGGTTTAATTTCTAAAAACACTCTATCGTCATTAACTATAATATTTAAATAGTTTAAAAGCATGGGTTCAATTGATGATGGTAAAGTGATAAATCTATCTCCTACTGACATAGAAGAAGTTACATTTTGATTAAAACCAACGGGATCAATATCTCTTGATAATTTTTGTTGAGTATTATCTATAAAAGTATCTAACTGAGCAGTAAAGTCAGTTCCAGTATTTTCAGCCCAGGTTTGTATATCAGTCTTTAGACTGCTGTACGTCATTGGCATTTTTATCTACTCCTTTTACATCAAATTTGCTCCATACATGTCCTTTAAAAGCATAAGTTCCATAGTGAGTTAATGGACTTACAACATCAGCATGTATTTTTCCGCCTATCTTTTGCCATAGACGACAAAAAGCATAATCTTCTGATAGATATCTATTACTTTTTTCATCAATAATACAGTCAAAAAATGCATAACAATTATCACTAGAAAAACGTTCATTATTAATAATCTGATCTGACGTATATTTAAGATTAGGATAAGCTTCTTTCATTTTATAAAAAACTTCTTTTTTAATACACATAAAACCAGTTGCCGCATCCATGACTTCAGTGAATCCATTTTTAACTGATATATTTAAAGGTTCTGCAAAATTTAAATTATAGCCTAAAGCTTTTTGTTCTAAATTTTTAGTTTGTCCTTTTTCTACAAAAGCATCTACTGATTTCCAATCAATAGATTTTCGAGGATATATTCCGCACGCTACATCGTAATCACTATTTAATAATTTCCATACAGCTTCTCCACCAAAACCTATATCACTATCTATAAACATTAAATGTGTAAATCGTTCTGGGTCTTTCTCATCGGCATCTAAAAATTGTGTTACTAAAGTATTTCTAGCTCTAGTAATTAAACTTTCATTACCCATAGTATTTAAATGCATTTGAAACTTATATTTATTTGCAACTCTAACTGTATCTAAAATTCCGTGTAAATAAGCTTCTGTAAGTTGACCGCCATAACAAGGTGTTGCGACCATCACACCTAATTTTTTATTTTCGCTCATGATGTTACGACTGTAACATTTCCTAGGTCAATTGATAACAAATTTGTGCTAGCTTGTGCGATACCTACATTAGAGACAGAACCTGATGTAGATGGATAAATAAGATTAATTTGATTAGGAACACCTCCAGTTGCAGATAAATTTGCTTGAGGTCTAGCATTTTGTAAAGATTGTGCATCTGTATAATAAGTTAAATCTAATTGTGGTTGTTTTGGTTCAAACTCAGAAGTATGAACTAAAGCTCCTGTCCATTCAAAGACCATTTCATTATAAGGAAATTCCATACCCGAACGATCAGATATAGCTCTAGCATATTCACCACTTGAAAATTTTTTATGAGGTGCTCTATGAGGCTTATTACTTCTATCAGCAAATCTTGGCATTAGTTATAATAACTCGTACTAGGTAATATTCTAGTAGATGGCGAGTCATCTCCTGCTATTAATCTTTCATACGCTTGTTCATAATCTAATTTTAATTCAGCTCTTGTGTTAATATCTATTCCTGGTCTTTTTTTAGATAAATAATAAGCAAGTCCTGCACACATACATTCAAAAGCTCTAAAGGGTATATCTAAATTTTGTTCTACTCCATCAACAGTAGAAGCAGTAACATCTTGAATTTTTCTCATTCGATAATATCTTAAAGTATAAGCTTGATCAGGTGTTGGATAAATTAAAACTTGTGGTGTATTTAATCTTTGTAAATAAAATTGAGTAGGCCTAGACTGTTGTGTTTTATTTGAGATAGCAGCATAATCATTTATACCTAAACGTGTCATTGAATACTCAGTAGTACCATCTAAAATATTAGCATTAATAATATCTATTGTATCATAATCAAGTGTATAAGTATTCGTTCCCTGAGTCAGAGATAAATCTTTTAATTCAACTGTCCATTGATTGTAACCACGATTAGCCCAATCACTAAACATAATATTTAAACTACGTCTTGCTGACCGAACATCATAACCTAAAATAGGATCTCCTCCTATTCTATCATATGCTTCCTGTATAACATCGTTTACAGTTAAATTAAATGTTGCTGTACCCGAAGTAGCCATTATGCAAAAAATACTGTTACGCCACCGACATTAGTTAAATTAGCTTGTAAACTTGAACTAAACTTAACTCCTTCATCTGGTAAACTAATATTAATTGGTCCACTATCAGCACTTGCTCCTGTAGTTACTGTAAACTTAGTAACATCTCCATCTGCAAAAACAACACTTCCTGATGCTGCAGTTGGAGTAATAATAAATGCTTTTAATCTAGTTGGTCCTCCAAATAATGCTACATTCGACCCTGTTGTCGATGTACTATTTGCAAAAATATCAGATCCTGCCATTTTTCCTCCTTATAGTAAATTATATTTTCTTAAGTTTTCATATAATAAAGCAATTCTATCCTTTTGGCTACCAGTGTCTTGGTAATAAGGTGCTAAATATTGCTTAGATGTAACTGAGCTTAAATCAAGTGGTCTAACATTAATATCTACTCCTCTATCGCTTAATTTAGGAGTTTTATAAACTTCACCACTAAAACTCTCTATTACTTTATTAATATTTTTTAATCTTTTTTCTAAATCAGCTTCTGATTCTTCTTCTTCTTTTTTAGCTTCAGTTTTAACTTTTTCAGCTTCTAGTCTTTTTTCTTCTTCTTCCTCTGCTGTTGTAACAGTATCGTCTTTTTTAGCAGGAAAAATTACTTGACTTCCTTCTAATTCATAATCAGATTCACCAGGTGTTTCTTTAGGTGAATAAATATCTTCTTCATCTTTATCTTTATTAAAAAAATCTCTTAAAGCTGATCCTGCTTTTTTTAATTCTGATAAGTCTATTGCCATATTTTCTCCTAGTTATGAGGGCCCGAAGGCCCTCAAAAAAAATATTACGTTACGTTATTATTTTGTACATATTGTACTGTAACAATAGCTTCACCATTCGCACCGTCACCATCTGTTGCAGTAAATACTGCTACAACATTAGCGTCAGTAGTTCCGATATCAGCTAAATTAGGAATTGCTGCATCAACTGGAGTAGTTCTTGCTACTGCCTTTGCGTTTGAAGACGCAATAAATGCTGTACCGTTTGCATCAGTTCCTACTGATACTGTAGCAGCGTTTGTGTCATCACTTGCAGTAATAACATCTAATTTAACATCAACGATTTGTGAATTTGCTGGAATAACAGCAACAGTAGTGTTGGCAGTTGCTCCAGTTAAAGCTACTGATTTAGATTGTACCATTTGTACAAAACCAGTATTAAGTACATCTGAACCTAAAGTAGTACCAGTAGTTTCTCTAATTGTACCAGCTTTAATTGGTCCTGAAAATGTAGTTGTTCCCATATGTCTATCCTCCTTTGATAGTCTGCTTTCGCAGTCGTTAGGGTTTTAACTAGGCGACATAATGCCGCCTAGTTATTTAAAGTTGCTTACGCAGCTCCTTCTGAACCGTAGATAGTTCTCCAGTCAGTAAAACCGAAAGAATATCTTTCTCTAACTTTGTATCTTAGATTACCAGTTTCAAAATCGCCTTCAACAGCTTTTTTCATTGGTGATCTTACAAAGTGTTTCATTCCATCAGGACAATCAGTCATAATGAAGTATTGATCAGGGTCAGTTAATCTTTGGTTAACTGTTACTCCGCCTGGAATCATACCCATATTTCTCATTGCATTGATATCATTATCTGCAGTTCCTGGTCTTAAATTAGACTTTAGGATTCTTTCAGCAATGAACACCAATTGAGGTGGAACGATTAGCTTTTGTCCAGTTAATGCAATTGGTATACTTCTGTCATCAACTGCAGTTGAGATTTGAATCAGTAACTGCTCTAAAGAAGTTTCTGATAAATCTGCTGCTGTTGATAAAGTGTTAGAAGCAGTACCACCTCCACCTAGTGGGTGAGAAGCGTTCAATAAAGAAACACCATCGCCACCTACCGAAGTAGTAGTTGCATTGTTAAGGATGTTTGCACCTTTGATTTCTTTAGTGTGTTGCATTGATCTTGCTAAAGCTCTAGCATATTTTGCTCCTAAAGATCCGTATAAACCATCTTCTTCAGCTTCCTCAGTGATTGAGAATGCTAAAGCTACAGTTTCGTGTACGTATCTTGAAACGAAGCCTTCTCTGCCTGACTCGTAAGATATTGCAGCACCTTCAGCTTTTGTAGGTGCAGCACCGAAGCCGACCATTTGTACATCTTCTTCGAATGCTTTTTGCGATTGCTCGATAGAGTAGATTTCTCTCCATTGTTCTGGATATCTATCATACTCCATACCAAACACGGTATTTAAACCTAGATTGAGCTGTTTGGTAAATAGTGCTCTATTTAGTGCCATAGTTCAATCTCCTTATACGCCTGCGCCAGCAGCACCAACACCGTATAGTGATTTATTAATAACCACTTCTACTTTAGCGTCTGCGCCAGCAGCATTGTTTGGTTCATCAACTAATCTTAAAATTCTAAGAACTTTAGAAGTAGTAGCTAATGTACTAATATCTAATTCGTCTGTAGAATATCCGAAAGTTGAATTGAATGTACCGATAGTAACGTTTGCTAACTCACCAACATTGGCTGCAGCAAAAGTACCATTACATTGTACTTTATAAGTGATGTTTGGATCATCATATACAAGTGCTTTTACAGTAGTGTTTGCTTTTACATCTGTATTTGCGTTCCAAACTTTAGAGAACTTGACGTCTCCAGTAGAGTTTTCAATATACTCAACTCCATAGAA